GCCCAAAATTTTTCAGTTAAAATAACCGCTTTAAAATCTTCAAATGTTTTAACATCTTCCATAAATTTAAATTCATTTAAGCTAATTGATTTTTGAAGACTTTTAACATCATCACTATGTTTAGAAATGGTTTCTAAATTAATTTTTGCCTGATTTAAAATATCATGTTTTTCTTCTGAATCATTTGTAGCAGACATTTTAATTTTCAAAACACTATGTTTTTCTTTACTTGAAGATAATTCTTTTTTTGAATAATCATATTCACTTTTAATACCATCATAAATTTCTTTATATGTAGAAAAAATAGGTTTAGTAGCATTTTCACTTATTTTTTTACGTATATCGTTAACAGAAATTTGTTTAGATTTATAATCAGACAAACTATTGAGAGCGTCTTTTAAAACATAGAAAAAGCAATGACCACCACCTGGATTTTCTTTAATAATATATTTGTGGCTTTTTAAAGCTTTATTTATCCATTTATCAGAATCTTCTTTTTTATAAATTTTCATTTCATTATCGGATTCTTCTTTTGATTGTTGTTTAACAATAGCTAAATTAGGTAATACGCTTTTTTTAGTAGTTGTTTTATCTTTTTCTTCTTCTTCTTCTTCTTCATCTTCTTCGTCTTCTTCGTCTTCTTCGTCTTCTTCATCTTCTTCGTCTTCTTCGTCTTCTTCCTCTTCTTCGTCTTCTTCATCTTCTTCGTCTTCTTCGTCTTCTTCATTAGAATCTTGAGAATTTTCTTCTTCTTTTATCGGTTGTTGAGTAGGGTCAATAACTTCATATTCAGGGTCATTTATAGAATTAAAATAGTGATTAAATTCTTTTTTAGATAATTTATATTTTTCTAAAATAATTTTGCGTGTTGATTGAAATAATATAGGTTTATCTAATTTATTAATATCTACATTACCAGTTTTTAAGTCAATAAGAGTGCTATATGTAGTATTATTTGTTTCATAAATACCTATTTTAGAAAAAATATTATTATTTTTGATTAAATATATATTAAAATATATTATATTATTAGGTATTTTGTCAAAATTAGGTTTGCCTAATACAAAAATGATATTAGTTTTATATAATTCTCCTAAATATACGGTAGTTTCATAGTCGATATCTGTTGTTTCTATTTTAGTATTTTCATTATATTCAATAGATTTATCAATTTTGGATAATACCATTTATAATAATATAGTAATTTATATATTTTTATATTTTTATATTTTTTTTAATCAACAATTGAAATAAATATAATTTTTAAATAAAAAATATATTTATTTTTTAAATCAAATATCTAGACTTACTACATTTTTATCACTTTTTTGCTTTCTTTTAGATTTAGGTTGTTTCATATTTTTTAAATCTTTAATATCATCTACACTAATTGTACTTTGATTATCATCATTTACATCTATTGATTTTGTTTTTAAACCACTTAAAATACTATTAATATTATTATTATTATTATTATTATTATTTAAAGTCGGACCTCTCATTTCTGGTCTAACTATTCGCTCATTTTCATCAATATTTGCCTGATTATTATTTACAGATATGCCTTCATTATTTCTTGCATTCATAATATCTGGTCTATTTGGAATATTAGGAACACGTCTGCTTCTTTCTGGTAATTTAGTTTCGGTTGCTGGTGGAGGAGGTCCATTATTAATATTTGGTGGAATATCACTTGCTCCAAACCCTGGTGTATATCCTGAACTTGCATTATTATTATTATTATTATTAGTAAACATATTATTCATAAAGCCACTAAAACCTGGATTATTTTGTCCCATAGTATTTACAGCCGCAGATGTAAATTGTTTCATTAATTCTGGATTTTGTCTCATAATATCATCCATACCAGGCATAGCTGATTTGAATAAAGTATTACTCATATGAATCATTGTAGCTGACCCACCTAATTGAAATAATAGTCGTAATTCAGGAGACATTTTAGATTTAGATTTATATTTTTCATGTAATTCAGCAAAAATATCATCATATTCATCAATATTTTCATTAATTTGTTCGCTCCATCCATCTAATTTTAAATCAAAAGGATCAAATTTATTATTTAAAAATTCAATACCTGTAATACACGCCATAAGCATTTTAGCTTGAAATTTAACAGAATTAGATTTTTCTTTTTCGGCAACTATAGATTCATATTCGCCTATCATTTCATTTAAGTCAGAATCCATATTATATTTTTTTGTAGTGGAAACTCCTTTCTTTTCTAGTTCTTCAAATTTTTTTATATATTTAAATTTTTCCCGCAATTCTTCTTCGGGAGATAATTTTTTTTTTTCATAAATTTTATCATCATTTGGAACATCATTATATGCAGTATATCCGTCCCAAGATTTCGAAGGTAAAGAACCAATTTTAGCAGTTTTTTTACCTATATCAATATCATCATCGGTTTCAATATTTTTAGTTTCATTATTTTTAGTTTGAATATTTTTAGTTTCATTATTTTTAGTATCATTATTTATTTTTTTTATATTACTATTACCTAAATTAAAATCTGAAGTTAATTCATTTAATTCATCTTCTAATTTACTAATATCTTCTATATCAATATTTGTACTTTTTTTTTCATTTTTATTTTTATCATTCATAAGTAATTCTATACCTGAACCAAAATTCGAGGAAGGCCTTTGTATTATATCATCAATATCATCTTCATTATCAGAAAATGTAGGAATATTAATATTATTCAGATTTATATCATCAGGTTCAATTTCTATTATATCCATGATTATATTTAAAAATACAAATAATATTTTTAAGTAGTCCGCAATATATATATATATATTTGAATTAATTGAAATATATATAAAAATATTAAATAATATTATTTATTTTAATAATATTTTGAAATATGAGATAATATAAGGCCTGTAACAATGTATCGGCTAAATCATCTTTTTTAGAGTGATTATTAAAATATTCTAAATCATGAAACATATTTTTTTTATTAAGTATTTTTTGTGTATATATAATACTTAATTTTTTCCGTTCATTATATGATAATTTTTTAGAATTATCAAAATATTTTAATTTATTAATAGGAGATACATATTCAATATTATAATTATTATTTAAAATTAAATATTGTGTTATCATCCCTTGAATAGATTTCATTCTATTAGCAATAGGTCCTATTTGATTTTCTATTAAAATTTTATCAATAGAATTAATTTCATGATTTAAAAAAAGTTTATCTAAATTATTTTTTAAATTTATACCTAAATCAATGATATTAATATCATTAGAACTAATAGTATCAATATATTCATAATAATTATTTTTATAGTATTCTATTATATAATTACTTATTGTATTTTTATCTGTTTTAGTATCGAAAGATATATTTTTTTCAATACAGAAATCTTTTAAAGATTTTAAATTATTTTTTAAAAGTACTTTTAATTTAGTTTCAGGTATAGAATAATTACTATTTTTTGTATGTATTTTACAGTAAAATATATTATCTTTTAAAAATGAAGCATTTTTGGAACATTTACAACAAGTTAATTTTTCGTTTGATAAATTTAAAATATCCCATTGTAATATTTTTAAATTATTGCTTTGTAAAGAGTTTTCTTCCGGTATATATTCTAAAATTAATATTGCTAAATTTTTAATACCAACATCTATACTTAGTATTTTCATAATTTAAATATAATATCTATAATTATATGATATTATATCTTATATTTAATACAAAATATAATATAAAATTAAATTAAATTAAATTACAATTTAATTTAAAGCATTAGTACATATAGAATAATTTATTCTGTATAAATAATATATAAAAAAAGACATTAAAGCTCTCCATATATTTTCAAAAAACATATTTTGAGTTTTTTTATCTAATACAGATAAAAATCCTCTAACTAGATAAATTAATGCGGATAATAAACTTAATAATCCAAATATATAAAAAACTAAACAATGTTCTTTGCCTAAAGGTTTCATTAAAGAATCAAACATATTTATATAAAATACAAATATTAAAATATTTGTAATATTAAATTTTTTAATTAACTATATTTTTATGAAATATTAAATTGTGGTAATTTTTTATTAGCATTAAGTTGTTGTTTTGATAAATATATATTTTTTAAATCACTATTTTCATAACCAGGTGGTTGTTCCATAGATAATATAGAATTAAATATATATGGATTATTATTTAAATTTATAGTTCTATTATTATTTAAATTATAGCCACATTGATTACACGCTACCATTTGATTATTTAAAATAATTTGATCTGCATTTGTTTGTAAATAATGTCTATAGTCACTATTATTTTGTATATTTAATTTAGATTTTAATACATTTTCATAATAAGTATCATTTATATTTTGTTTTATATTACGTCCATCATTCATTAAAGCAGGAAAATTAGAATGGATATTATTTGAACCATTTAAGCAAGTTTGTGAATACATTTTATATTATTAAAATAATATAAAATATATTTAATAAATATTTTTAATAAATATTTTATGTTTCTAATAATTTAATTAATTCTGATTTTTTTAGTTTTTCAGCTTCTTCATTATTTATTAAATTGCGTATAACTACCAATGTTTTTAAATCATCTACTTTCATTTTTTTATATGATTTTT